CCCAACTTAGAAAGATCAGCTGCTCTGAACTTCATCGGTTTAGCACCTGGTACTGAAAAAGAGTTCTCCATCAACGCTGCTTGGACTTGATTGTTGAGGGGTTTCTTGTCTCTGGCATATGCTCGGTTGAGCACTTCTTGCAATGACATCTTGGCTCCAGGCTCCAACCCGAACACCCTGGATGTAGTGCAATATCCGTCAAACGTGACATCCTTTGTCTTGTTCAATCTGCCATTTCTCAACAAATTTTCTGATAGCTTCATATATGCATCTGACAAACATTCCACTGAACCATCTAGCGACATTGCCATTGACAATTTCTGACACACGTCAGCCGCTGGGTCTAAATTGTGTGAAGTTCGGCAGCCCAGTTTGCAAATAGCTTTCTTGAGGTCTGGGCAAGGTGGTAACGTGTAGGACAATCTGCCGTCTACGGCCTTAAAATGTGTCCCTACCATCTCTACGCGCCCATTTATGGTCACAACCAATTTTCCGTTGTAGCCAAGTGACTCTTGCATCCGTATAATCAGCCCTCTTGCTCCGCTGTTCCGCGGATCAGCCAAAAATCCTGATGCAGCTCCGGCCAAGTCGTCACCTTCTGTGTACACTCGTATCCGAACTTTGCCTGGTGTCGGCGTTGTGTCACTCCGCTTCCGATACAACGGTATAGACTCGAACTCCCAATCGAAATCGCCGGTTCGCAACCGGTACTCCCCGTCTTTGTCTTGAGCCATGAGATGGTTTGGGTTGGTGGTCACCGAACAATAAAACCCTACAAACTCGTTGAAAAAGTTTGTGAGTGATGTCAGCAACCAACCTGAATCCAGAAACAAGCGATCAAATTTCATAAATATCTGCTCTGTGTCTCCAGTTTCTGTCTTGATCTTGAATTTCAAAACCAACCCGTCTTTCTCATCGCCGTCCAAAACGTCGAGAAGTGTCCATCCGAACATTCCAGCCAACTTCCTTGCACTCATCTCCGCGACTTTTCGCAGAAGCATGTAGATGCCAGAAAGCAATCCTTGGCCGTTCTTGTCGATGTCTTCATGGGATTCCATCTTCGTTTGGTCTAGCTCGACCATGCAAGTGGGGTGCTTCGGACCCTGTCTACGATTTTTCTTGCCTTGTTTCTTTCTTCGCCTGTTTTGTTCTTCTCTGTACTTGACATGAGCAAGGAGTTCCGATGGAGTGGCATTTTCCATGCCCTCTTCGTTCCAAGGATTGGAAAGGTGTTCGAGAAACTCTTGTACGAGTGTCGCTCTGTCTCTCTCCTTTATCGATTGGCGGAAAAATAATCCAAACTCCTTTCCAAACACAAACTCCGACAAGCTTTTTCCTGCACATTTGGTGAGTAACAACCTAAATATTCCACAATTTTGAATCAACCGGCCTGCTTTGCCGTTTTTGAACAATGATTCCAATTTACCATCTGACGCGCGCACTGGCACATCATCTGCGCTTCTGTACAGTAAACAGTCTTCACACGCAGCGGCAACATCTTGAGGTGTAAATTTGCCGAGGTCT